AGACTGATGATGATGCTGATACATCTTACGGCACTAAGATAGGTGCTAAATATAAATTCTAATTATGGGACAACAATCTAAAACGGGGTTCGGAGTAGCTAACCCTGTTCCTTATTCACCTGACTCAAGGCTGCACAATCTAGATACTAATCCTAGTGAGGAGCAGCCTCCCGGAGTAGATGAAAAACCAGAAATTGATTACAACTCTCTCGAAGAGGCTCTCACGAGTTAACGAATTATGGATAGTAGTTTTTATGCTGCTATCCATTTTCATATTTATTGAAGGTAGTCATTTAAACTACCACAGGTCAGAGACACCTCAGTGTCGGATCTCTGACTAATTGGCTTTAGCCCACGATGTATATCTAAGGATATAATAGTGGATACCTTTAGCCGTCTAGACGGTGGGAAAGACCACGCAATTAAGCGCGAAAAATTTACTTAAGTAAGACAGATAAACATACTAATCTTTTAATTAACAATGGCCCAACAGGCAACGACTGCCAATGCCAATGGACCGATTTGGGGAGGTGCCGATAACGGTGCTGATACCACTACCTCGGCCAGAAGACAACTTTATCTTAAGCTGTTCTCTGGTGAGATGTTCAAAGGTTTCCAGCGTAATACAATCGCTAGAGATCTTGTAACAAGACGTACTCTTAAAAATGGTAAGTCTTTACAGTTCATCTATACAGGTAGAACCAAAGCGGAATTCCATATCCCCGGACAGTCTATCTTAGGTAACGACGAGAAGTCACCTCCAGTAGCAGAGAAGACCATCACTTGTGATGACCTACTAATCTCTAGTGCTTTCGTTTATGAATTAGATGAAACACTTGCACACTACGATTTACGTGGTGAAATCTCTCGTAAGATCGGTTATGCACTAGCCGAAAACTATGATCGCAGAATCTTTAGAGCGATCACAAAGGCTGCTAGACAGCCAGCACCGGTCAACATGGCTAACTTCAAAGAGCCCGGTGGAAGTATTGTTAAAGTTGGTACTGCTGCATCTACAGATGCAACTGATGCTTATGACTCAACTAAGTTAGTACAAGCCTTCTTTGAGGCAGCTGCTATCCTAGATGAGAAAGGAGTAACAGGTGAAGGCAGAGTAGCTGTACTTAACCCAAGACAATACTATGAATTAATAAGGAATTGTGCAAGTAACAACCTTATTAATAGAGATGAAACAGGTGATGCATTACAATCCGGTAATGGAATCCTTGACATTGCAGGCATCAAGATCTACAAGTCAATGAATATCCCATTCCTTGGAGATTATGGTGTTAACCTAGCTAACCTACCATCTGGTGCTGTATCAAATATCAACGAGGCTGCTTCCAAAGGCTCCTTCATTGGTGAAGATATGGATGACCAAGATGCTTCAACAACTCCAAGTGGACAGAAGACCGTTAATAACTACGGTACTGCTGCTAAGTTTGGAGGTTCTTGTGGACTTATATTCCAGAAGGAAGCTGCAGGTGTGGTAGAAGCTATCGGACCACAAGTTCAAGTAACAAGTGGGGATGTATCAGTGGTTTACCAAGGTGACGTCATTCTCGGACGTTTAGCAATGGGAGCAGATTTCTTAAATCCTGCTGCTGCTGTTGAACTAGTAGCCGGTATTGATGTATCCTCTAACTGGAACAACACTGCTGTATCTAACGCAAGTTTCACTTAATTTATATTTATATACGGGAGTCCTTCGGGGCTCCCACCCTTTTATTTTATGGCTTCCACAACAACTGATATCGAGACCGAACTCTCCGCTGTAAATTCAATACTGGGAGCTATTGGTCAATCACCTGTAACTTCTTTAGTATTTGATAACCCAGAGATATCATTTATCTATAACCTATTAAGAGATTCTAATGTTGATATACAGAATGAAGGCTGGCATTTCAACACAGAGAAACATGTAACATATACACCTGATTCAGTAACAGGTAAGATAGTAATAGGTAATGATATACTACGGATGGATGTTACAGATGGATGGTCGAAAAGACAATATGATGTAGTAAAGAGAGGAGGATTTTTATATGATAAGTATGACCATACAGATGATTGGTCAGATACAACTTCAATCAACCTAGATATAGTTAGATTAATAACCTTTGAAGATTTACCTATGGTATTCCAAAGGTTGATAATAGCAAGAGCATCAGCAAGAGCAGCAGTTCAGTTGATATCCAACCCACAACTATCATCAATGCTAGGTCAACAAGAAGCTTTAGCTAGAGCTGCATGTCAAGAGTATGAATGTAATCAAGGTAATCATACTATGTTTGGTTTCCCAGAAGATTCAGTACATACTACTTACCAACCATGGAGGAACCTTAGCAGATAATGGAACAAGTCACTGAAGAAGATTTTAAAAAAATGATTAGGGGTGAGAAATCTGACAAATTTAAAACCATGGAAATTACCCCAGATACACCAAAACCGGAGTTAGTTTATCCAGTTATTACTCCAGATACACCACCACCAAAAATTAAATTACTCCGGAACAAGAGGAAGAAAAAATAATGCCAGCAATAACACAAACTATACCTGCATATACCGGTGGTATATCAGAACAACCTGATCAATTAAAAGTTCCGGGTCAGGTTAAGAGTATACAAAATGCTATACCTGATGCTATTAAAGGCTTATACAAAAGACCCGGAGCTAAAAGAATAGGTACTTCACCACTTACTAATGTACAATCGAATGGTTCTTGGTTCCATTACTATAGAGATGAGACAGAAGGATCTTATATAGGACAAGTAGCATCTGATGGTAAGGTAAGGATATGGAGTTGTAATGATGGTACTGAAAAGAATGTATGGTATGCTACAGATAACTCAGCATATAATGGAGCTACTGCAGCTCATACAGCTATTACATCCTACTTAACTCCTAGTAGTGCATCAGCTACAGAAGATATCCAAGCATTAACAATAAATGATACAACATTCTTAAACAATAGAACTAAAACTGTAGCTACTACAGGTACTACTGATACTAGACCACATAAGAATTTTGCTTATATCCAACTATTAAGAACAGAGAATGGTAGACAATATTCTTTAAATATATATGATAGTGATGCAACTACCACTATTAAAACAGCCACTAGGATGAAACATACCTCTAATGATTTAGGCACAGGTAGAAATAGTGGACAATGTAAAGGTATAGGTACTAAAGTATATAGTGGTGCTGAAACCAATACTGGAAGTAAAACTAATCTTACATTTAGATTAAGTGCTTCAGGTCAACAAGGTATTATAGATGGTGTAGGTGGTAGTGTAGAAGCAGATGAATATGGATGCTCTTATACTATAGATCTAGTCTTGCTACATGGTGGGGAAGGATGGGATACTGGTGATACAATTGCTGTAAGTGGTCCTTCAACTAGAGGTAAACATTCTTCAGGAAGTGGTAGTAGTAATGTATATGATGCTCAAGCTACATTTAATTTAGAAGTAACAGATCACGAAGAAGTAGCAGTTAAAGCTAGTATAAAAGCAGTTAGACCAGCACCTACCCCATTTGATGCAGATACTTCAGTAACAACTGATGCTATCTTAGGTGGTATTGCTGGTGAATTAACTGGTGTTACAGTTAATAGTAACCCTTTACTTTATAAGATAGTAGGTAGTGGTATATATTTATATACAGCTGCTGATGATGATGACTTTAACGTAGAAGTAGTTAACCAAGATCTCATGCGTGTAATGGCATCTGAGATAAATACTGTAGAAGATTTACCTGTACAATGTGTGCATGGTGTAATTGTTAAAATAGCTAATTCTAAATCAGATACACAAGACGATTACTACGTTAAGTTTAAAGGAGAGAATGATAAAGACGGTTACGGTTCTTGGATAGAATGCCCTGAGCCGGGTATAGCTAAAAGCTTTGATGCTGATACTATGCCTCATGTTCTACAGAGACAAGCTGATGGAGACTTCTTAGTTAAGAAATATACTTGGGCTGACAGAGAAGTTGGTGATAATGTTACTAATCCAATACCAACCTTTGTAGGTCAGACTATTAATAAAGTAGTATTCTTTCGTAATAGGTTAGCTTTTTTATCTGGTGAGAATGTCACTACATCTAGAACTGGTACTATAGCTACTCCTAACTTCTGGTCTGAGACAGCTCTAACAGTTAGTATAGGAGATCCTGTTGATATATCTTGTGCTTCACTTTATCCTTCTGATTTATATGACGCTATAGAAATAACGACTGGTTTACTATGTTTCAGTACTAATGCACAGTTCTTACTAGCTTCTGATGAAACTACATTCAACCCAGATACAGCTAAATTAAGAGCAGTATCATGGTATAACTATGATAAAGTAATTCCTCCTATATCTCTAGGAAGAACAATAGGGTTCATAGATAACTCTAATAAATACAGTCGTTTCATGGAAACTGCTAACGTATCAAGAGAAGGTGAACCTATATTACAAAATACAAGTGAACTAGTTCCTACTTTAATACCTAAAGATTTAGATTTAATAACTAATTCTAGAGAGAATAACCTAGTATTTTTTGGTAAAACAAATTCTGATACTGTAATAGGTTATAAATATTTAAGAATAGGTCAGCAACAACAACAATCTTCATGGTTTAAATGGAAGTTTAACAATCCTATAAAATACCATTTCTGTGTTAATGACCAGTATTATATACTAGATACAGATAACTTCTTACAAAGTGTAAATATTATACAAGCTGATGCTGATCCAAGTATAGATCAAGATGATGTAAATTATTTAATACATTTAGATAATTATACAACAGTTGGTAGTGGTTCTTATAGTTCTACTACAAACCTAACTACATTTACTAATCAATCTGATTGGATAGATGATGTAACCACACCTAATGGTACTTTAGTCGTAGTTGATACCGATTCAAATACTGCTAGAGAAGGTAGGTATGCTGAATGTACAGTTATCAATGGTGATGACTTTACAGTACCCGGAGATTGGTCTAGTGCTACAGTTAATATAGGATATTTATATGAATATAATGTGGAGTTTCCTAGATTTTATTTACAGAAATCAGAAGGGGATAAAACAAATTCAGATGTAAATTCTAAACTTACTGTACATAGAATGAAGTTAAACTTTGGTAAGATAGGTCTATATGAAACTACACTTACTAGAGTAGGTAAAGCAGATTATACTGAAGTGTATGAGTCTACAGATTTAGATGAGTATGATGCATCTGATGCTCCATATTTAGCTGAAAAAATTAAAGACATTCCAATATATGAAAGGAATCTAAATGTAGATGTTACATTGAAATCCTCCCACCCAGCACCTGCTACTTTAAGATCTATGTCTTGGGAAGGTGACTGGAGTCCAATGCACTATCGTCGTGTCTAAATATATTCACCCAATAACAATTGAGGCTGCTGTAGAGGTAGCCTCTAACTTACGTCCAGATGACCGTAGAGAGGTCGAAGAAGGTCATGGGCTAAATCCATTAGTAGAGTTAGTTTTGGAGGCTAAGAAAGGCTCCTCTGTGTATTTCACAGTGCCTAACGGCAAGACTGCTGGTATGGCAGGAGTCGGAGAAGGCGGGACAATATGGATGTTAACTACACCCGCAATCCACGAATATCCTATCACTTTTGCTAGAGAAGCGAAACGTTTTGTAGACGCTAGAACTGAACCACTACTATGGAATATAGTTGATGAACGGAATAAGGTTCATTTAAAACTATTAAAATTTTTGGGCTTTAAATTTTTACGAAAAAAATTACATGGTCCAAACCAATTGTACTTTATAGAATTTTGCCGTGTGCGCACCAGATCCCAATAGGGGAATAAGAATGCAAGCCAAAATGGAGAAGTTTAAGAAAGATACAGCGTATCATTCTGCTTCACTGAAGTTTTGGAATAGAGAGATGGGCGTTAAACGTCGTGTTGGTGGACTCACCAGAGGTTTAAGCCGTTCTAAAAGTGATGCTTATTCTAAAGCCTTATGGACTTTAGGAAAAGGTAGAAGAGCTCAAGAAGGTATAGCTAGACAAAAAGGTAAGATATCTAGATATTCAGACAGATCAAATGTAGCAGTATCTAATAGATATAATGTAGCTAAATACCAAGCTCTCTTAGATAAACAAAAACAAATAGAATCCACTATAAATAACACATTTGGTAGGAATATGGATATTGCTAATCAAATGATAATGAGAAATCATATGACTCAAGTAGCTAAAAATAGAGCTAGCCTTGGATCTAAACCTGAATATGGAGCACCTGTCATGATGCCACCTAAAGATCGTCATGGTCAAATATTCCAGAGTGTTCAAATGGGACTAGATATTGCAACTATAGGATTAGGAATATGACCGATTCAAATTTAGCTTTGATGTATAAACTAGATTCCCTTCCCACCGCCTCGGTATCTAGTAACTATCAAGATGAAGAAGCAATTGCTGAAAAAACTAAATCAATTAATGCTAATATAGATGAGACACAAAAACGAACTAATGAGTACTTTGATAGTCTCATCAAAATGTATAACGCATTACATGAAAGAGATCAGAATAGACCAAAGGAATTTATTGCAGCTTTGAAATCAGGTAGAGATTTTAAAAATGATGATAATGTTAAAGCGTTCGGGAAATATTTAAATAACTATATAAAATGGGGTCAGAAGTATAAAGAACATAAAGACTTTGTTACCCAAGATGGTAATATTGAGTGGGCAACATATGAAGGTAAAGGAAGCTTTGATCCTGATGTAAAGAAAGAAATTGAAATGGAAGCGATAAGGAAGCAAACTAGAGAGGAAGCTTCAGATGCTGGTCATGAATTAGGTAATCAGAATAATGAATTAAAACAACAGCTGCTAACTGGTCCTAATCAAGTATACATTGAAGAAACAGAACAGATAAAAGATATAGATCAACTACTTACTCATATTGAAACTGTTGGTTGGCCACGTGCTAGAGCAGGTATGAAAATATTAATGCCCGGTCAGTTTACAGCTGAAGGTAAACAAATATATAAAACATATGATGAGATGTCAGCGAGTGAAAAAGAATTTGGAAGAAATGTTATAAATGCTTGGTTTGCTCATAAGAATGAAGACATGGCAAGAAATAGATTCGGTTTCTGGAAAAGAAGATTCATTGTTCAGATGCATGAAAACGATGAAGTTAGGGTAAAAAAAGAGTTAGAAACTGAAGGAGCAGCCTTAGCTGAAATTCAAAAACAAGCACGTTTTGAAGAGTTACAAGTTAAACTGAGTAAAGACCCCGGATTCTTTATTGATTGGATAAATATACATAAAGGTGCATATGGTGGTGATTATGCTTTAGCTAGAAAAGCTGCAGTTGATATAATAATTGAAGGTATTGAAGGTGGTTATTTTGATGAAGGAGACATAAATCCATTATTAGATCATTGGTTTGAAGCTAGAGATAGTACACCTGAAAAACCTCATAGAGTACAATTCTCACAATATTGGAAAAAAGATGCAAGACGTATAAGAAAAGCTTTAAGTGATGAGGTGAAGAAAACTAATGAAGAAAATAAACAAATACTCGAAACTGAGAGAGAAACTAAAGCTAAGAATAGAAGAGATAAATTAGTTGAGAGTGGTGTTCCTATAACATATCAAACTGTCCAAGAGTTGATCAGAACCTTTATGCAGGAAGAAGGTATTACAGATCCTGAATTAGTACCAGATTCATTGAAGAACTTACCATATGAAGGATTCTATACTGATCAAGAATTAGATGATAGGCTAAACTGGAATCATCATAAACTAAACCAGCAAATTACTAAAGAGGATCTTATAGGAATTACTGATCCTGACCTAAAGAAAAAATGGATGGACATAGTTGAGTCTGGTAGTGGTTTAAGTAAAGAAGAAACTAGTAGACGTAATAGAGCAGTTACAGCTGAAGTTACTAGGAAAACAATGGAGACTGATGTAAACAAAGCTAAGACTCCTAAATGGACTGCCAATTATGAAAATGCAATTGAGGCTTATAATTCTGTATATAATGGTATTATAGATAAAGGTGGGAGTTCTAGTACAGCTCATAAAGAAGCAATGGAGTATGTTGAATCAGGATTAGAAGGTAATAAATGGAATACAAGAGGTGGTGAAGCTTTCGATCCTGCACCAGCTAAACAGGTGAATAAAATAGTTAAGTCTATAGGTCAAGATAGAAATCTTATTAATAGTACAGATCCTTGGGAAGGTGAAGAGAAGCATCTTATAGAAGCTCTAGAATATGTAGAGAAAAGTAAAAAAGGTATACCAGTTGATCAACCTTATTATTATGAACAGATTGCTAAAATGATTGGCATGAATCCTGAGAAACTTATTCGTAATAGATTAGAAGTAACAGGAGCTACAAAAGATAAAACAATTCTACCAGAGGAACAAAATTTAAAACCTGTTCATCAGAAATTACTTCTTAAACCATCAGCTTCTAAAACATATAGAGTCACTAAAGAGAATGAAGATATTGTTTGGATGTTAGATACTATAGCATCTCCTGACGCTGAAAAGAATGGAGGTTATAATGCTATAAAAAATACTGATGGAGACTATGAGAATATCGAAGAAGTAACAGGTAAAAAAATAGGAGAAATTACTTTTGGTGATATTGCTGTATTAATAGAAAATGGCTATACTAATTTAGGTCGTTATGATTTAACCCCAAAAGGATTTATAGATATTGTAGTAGCTAATGGTTTGTCTAAAGATACACCCTTCGACCAAAAAGGACAAGACTTAATAGTATTAGGTAGGTTACGTCAGAAGGCACAATCTGCTAATAGTTATAGAACATTAAATGCTAGGTATAGAAGATTGGTAAATATACCACAACAAGATCAAGATGAATTCCTTGAAATAGTAGGAGATCTACCACCATGGTTACAATTAGATACATTACTTCCAGAAGTAGCTAAGGAGCTTGTGAGAAGTACATTACAACAATAAATAAAATGCCAACAAATCCTAATCTTCTATATAGCGAGGATGAAATAAATGCTGCTGCTGAAACTGCAGGAGCATTCCTTGATAAATTAGAAGCAAATAAAGAAGCTAGGGAAAGCATTCAACAACAAGAGATTGCTGAAGAAACACAGGCTAAGGCTGAAGTAGATGACCCTAGGAATAAAGAAAAATGGGGATTCAAAGCATATGCAAAAGAAGCACAATCTATTCTATCAGGAGGTTTACAAGATACTGCCTCCTCTATAACTACTTTCCCAGAACGTACAATTGATGCGTTCTCAGGAGAGATGAAAGATGAACGTCAGACACCTGAAGGATATAGACCAGATTGGGACCCTTTTGTAGATGAAGAGAATCCTATAATAACTAAAACATGGTGGGGTAAATTAGCTAGAGGTACTGTACACTTTGGTTCTATGGCTGCTGCTGTAATTGGAGCAGCAAAAGCTGCACCTGTTGCAGTACCAGCTTGGGCTGTAGGAGCTTTAAATGTAAGTTGGAAAAGAGCTGCTATAGTTGGTGCAGCATCTGATTTAATATCAAAAGAATCCGATGGTCATAATGCATTAGGAGCAGTTAAGAAACAAGTACCTTGGTTAGACACACCATTAACAACTAGAGATACTGACCATCCTGTTATGATGAAACTCAAGAATATACTTGAGGGGATGGGTATAGGTACAATATTTGATGGTGCAGCATATATGCTAGGTAAGGGATCTTCAAAAGTTGTAGATCAAATTAAATTTAGAAATGACAGTATAGAAAAAACAGACTTAAAGCAAGCACTTGCTCAGTTAAATAAAGAAGAAGCTAAATTCCGTGCTGCTAAAAATGGACCTGTTAAAGATATAAGTCAAGGTAATATTATCTCAGAACAAAGACCTTATGATGCTCTGATAACACAAAAAGTTATACGTGGAAAATGGGGAGCAGAAGAAGGTTCAATAGGACGTTTAGCAACTCCTGTTCAATTAGAACGTATTGCTAGAGAAGGAGATCTTAGTGAAGACACAGCAAAAAGTATTTTAAAAGCTTTATATAGTGAGCCTAAATACCAAGCTATATTAAAAGAAGCTAAACGTAACAGAAAAACTTTAGTTGAATCTTTTGAAGATTCTATACTAGCTTATCAAAGAATAACTTTAGGTAGAGAAGCTGCAGATATGTCAGCAGATGAGTTCTTAGAAGAACTATGGAGAGCTAAAGATACCTATGATATAACAGATAAAACAGGTACAGTTATAGATACTATAGAAACATTTACTAGTAAAAATATAGTAACAGCAGATTTACTTGTAGGCTCCTTACTACATCAAATAAGAGATTATGGTATATCAGGTAGAGAATTAGCAGATATGGCTGATTTGGGAGATATAGATGGACCTGCTTCACAAATAGTAGATACTATCTTAACTCTATTAAGAGAAACTAAAAAAGCTAGGATTGTTAAATCTCGAAACTTCAGAGAGATAGGTGCTGGTAAACAGCGAACAGCTTTAGATGAAATTCTGACACAAGAGATGGCAGATACTAAAGATTCTATTATGTCTATCTTAAAGATTGCTAAAGATAACGAAGATCCTAAAATGATGAATGCATTGTTTGAGTTATTCTCATCAATGAAAACTGTTAATCAAGTAGAAGACTTAGGTAAATGGGCTGTTAAAATGATTAAAGGTGGGTCTATGGATCCACGGCAACCTCATCGAACTGGTGCATTAATTGAAGAACTTGGTGGTTTAATGACAAATAGTATTCTTAGTGGTCCTAAAACACCAATGAGAGCTATTATGGGTACATCTACTGCTACCTTTATGAGACCTATGGCTACAACTTTAGGTGCTGCTATGAGAGGAGATAATAAAACTTTTCGTGCTGGATTATCTTCAATGAATGCAATGATGGAAGCTTTACCAGAATCATTCACTTTATTTAAAGAGAGACTTAACTCTTATTGGAGTGGTGATATGGCTACGATCAAAACTAGATTCTATGATTATACTAAGAATGATGAAAACTGGGAACTTCTAAGAAGATACTTTGAAGATAGTGGTAAGGCTACTAATGGTGAAAGAGCTATGTTTTCTATGGCAAACATGGCTAGAAGTATGAATAACAATAGTTTACTAACTTATTCTACTAGAATAATGGCTGCTACTGATGATGCATTTGCATATATTTTAGGTAGAGCTAAGGCTAGAGAAAAGGCTATGCGTAGTGTACTAGATATTCAAGCTGCAGGAGGCAAGACTCCAGAGATCACCCCAGAACTTATGAGAGCTTATGAACAAGATTTCTATAGCCAAATATTTGATCTAGATGGTAATCTCACAGATGAAGCAACCAAGTGGGCTAGAAAAGAAGTAACATTACAAACACCTATGGAGGGATTCTCCAAAGGATTAAACGATGTATTTGCTGCTAATCCATGGGCTAAACCATTCTTCTTATTTGCAAGAACTGGTGTTAGTGGACTAACTTTAACAGCTAAACATACACCCGGATTTAACTTTCTTGTTAAGGAATTCAATGATATAGCTAGAGCTACAGCTGATAATTTAGAAGATGTAGCTAAGTATGGTATAACTAATGCAGATGAGTTAGCTAATGCTAAGGCATTACAAACTGGTCGATTAGCAATAGGTAGTCTTGTAACATCTTTAGTTGTTTGGAGTGCATTATCTGGTAATATAACAGGTAATGGTCCTATAGATAGACAGAAAAGACAAGCTTGGATAGATGGTGGTTATAGACCAAGACAATGGAAAGTAGGTCCAGTATGGTTAGGTTATGATTCAATTGAACCATTTAACCTTATATTCTCTACAGTAACAGATATAAAAGATTATAGTTTATTAATGGGTGATGAGTGGACAGAGAATCAATTACAGAAAGTAGCACTTGTTCTAGCTCAAGCTGTATCTAGTAAAACTTACTTTGCTGGTATTCAACAATTAGTTGATATGGTAGCAGGTAGACCGGGTCAGCAGAAGAGAATTATAGCAGCTATAATGAATAATCAAATACCATTAGCTGGTCTACGTAATGAACTTGGTAAGCTTATTAATCCTCATATGAAGGAATTAAATTCTGGTATAATTGAATCGATAAGAAATAGAAACTTAGGATCTGAATACTTATCTGGTGAACAATTACCTACTAAGTATGATATATTAAATGGTAAACCTATTAGAGATTATGATTTCATGACTAGAGCATTTAATATGTTTAGTCCTATATCACTTAATTTAGACCATAGTCCCGGTAGAAAATTATTATTCGATAGTGGTTATGATATACGTATGTCTACATACATGTCCCCTAATGGTATAGATTTAAGTGATCATCCTCGGCTCCGTTCTATGTACCAGAAAGCTATAGGAGATTTAAAGATAGAAGCTAAATTAAATACATTAGCTAAGAATCCTAAAGCTGAAGAAAGCTTAAGAATAATGTATGCAGATATTAATGCTGGAAAAAGAGGTGACTATGATGCTATGGATTACTGGCATAATATGAAAATAGATGCAATTTTCCAAGAAGCTAGACGTAAAGCATGGGCATCTATTATGAATGATCCACGTATCCAAAAACTAAAAGAAGAGAATTTAGCTAAAAAAGTAGCTAAACAAAAGAAAAAGACGCAAACACGTGACATCCTCTCAATTTATAAATAACAATGGCAACAACATTCGTAGATTACGCTGGGGATGGGAACAATAATAAGGCGTTCTCTTTCCCTTCATACCAAGAGTCAGACATCAAAGTAGAAGTCGATGGTGTCGTAAAAACTACCTCTACCCATTATAATATCACTAGTTACACAACAACTGGTGGTGGTACAGTAGTATTTACTGCTGGTAATATACCTGCTTCTGGTACAGATATCCGTATATATAGAGATACAGATGTAGATACTGCTAAGGCAACATTTGCAGCTGGTTCATCAGTTAAGGCAGGAGATTTAAATAATAATACTACCCAACTTCTTTATGCTATAGATGAACAAAAAACCCAGACAATACAGACAGAAGATATAAAAGATAATGCAGTTACTTCTGCTAAGATTAAAGGTAATGCAGTTAATTCAGCACATATTGCAGATGGTGCAGTAGGTTCTTCAGAACTACAATCTGATTCTGTTGGTACAACACAGATTAAAGACAATGCTGTTACATCTGCTAAGATAGCAGCTGACGCAGTAGGTTCTGCTCAAATAGCTGACGGAGCAGTTGGAGCATCAGAAATAGCAGCAGATGCTGTTAGAGCTGCTCAAATACAAGATGGTGCAGTAGGTTCATCTGAGATAGCAGCTGATGCAGTTGGCTCTGCACAAATAGCAACTAATGCTGTAGGTTCTTCAGAAATAGCTGACGGAGCTGTAGATTCAGCACAGATAGCTGCTGATGCTGTAGGTTCCGCACAAATAGCAGATGGAGCAGTCGGCTCTGCACAGATTGCAGCCGACGCTGTTGGAGCAGCACAGTTAGCCGACGGAGCAGTAGGATCTGCAGCACTTGCAGCGGATTCAGTAGGCTCAGCACAGATATCCGATGGAGCTGTAGGTAGTTCTGAAATAGCTGCTGACGCTGTTGGGGCTGCACAGTTAGCTGATGGTGCTGTAGGTTCTGCAGCTCTTGCTGCTGATTCCGTAGGAGCTGCTCAGATAGCAGACGGAGCTGTAGGTTCAGCTGCTTTAGCTGCAGATTCTGTTGGATCAGCACAGATATCTGATGGGGCTGTAGGAGCTTCTGAGATAGCAGCAGATGCTGTAAGATCTGCACAGATACAAGACGGAGCAGTAGGTAGTTCTGAGATAGCTGCATCTGCAGTACAGAATAATCAATTAGCAAATAATGCAGTTTCATCTGACAAGATTACAGCTGATGCTGTTGGGGCTGCACAAATTGCAGACGGTGCTGTAGGATCAGCTGCTTTAGATGCTAACTCAGTTGGTAATGTCCAGCTGAAAGATAATGCAGTTACAATGGATGAGATAGGTTGTGAAGAAACAACCATCACAGATGATGATACAAAACTACCAACATCTGGAGCTGTTGTAGATTATGTTAGTACTCAGCTTGCCGCAGTAGGTGGCTTTGAGACTATTGCTACTGATGCTGTATTCCCTAACTCTCAACCAGCTAGTGGTATTATAGTCAGTATAGCTGATGCTGGTGGTCTTGTAGTTAATGGATCTGGGCAAAGTACTACAGGTAGAACTGTAGGTGGTTCAACAGTAACAATTAATAATATTAACTCTCAGTTTAATAGTACAACTGTTGCTGCTGGAGTTGCATTTATGGTAGAATCTACGGGTTCTGGACATATTTACAATTACCACAAAGCAACACTTAAAGAAGCTGACTTAATTAATCTAAGTTCTGATATAGATGACTTTGGTAATAGATATCGTGTAGCAAGTTCAGCACCGGGATCAGATAATGATGAAGGTGACTTATACTTCGATACTACTGCCAATAAGATGTATGTATATGATGGCTCTGCATGGGGTCAGGTTACATCAACTGGTGAGTTTAAGATATTAGGTGTTAAAGATAATGGTGAAGCTCATAATGGCGCTGGTCCTACATTTAATGGATCTAATGACCAATATGATTTATTTGAATCAACTAGTGATGCAAGTATAGATCAAGCTTCCCAGTTAATTGTAGTATTAAATGGTGTTATACAGAAACCTAATGATGGTACTTTCAGTGGTAGTGAAGAAGGTTTCTATTTAGATGGAGCTGATGGTATTAGATTCTGTGATCCTCCCCCAACTGGTTCTACTTTATTTGTAACTAAATGTGGATCTGGTGTTTCAATACCTACACCGGGAGATAATACAGTTACAGCAGCTAAGACAGATATATCCTTAGTACAAGGTGATATTATATACTCTAATGGTACAGATAGCTGGACACGTTTAGCTAAAGGTACAGCAGGTCAAACCTTAACAATGAACTCAGGTGCTTCAGCTCCTGAATGGGCAGCAACAACTGATGCTACTAAGATGCCTCTAGCAGGTGGTACATTTACTGGTGACGTAACCTTTGATAATGCTACTAATGCTGGTAAGGATTTGACATGGGATATGTCAGATGATGCGTTAGAATTTAAAGATAGTGTTAAAGCTGTATTTGGAAGTGATGATGATATGTCTATGTACCATAATGGTAGCCATGGATTTATCGATTCTAATACAGGTGATTTAAGACTCTTAGGTGATGATGTCAAATTAATGAGAACTGATGGTTCTTCCTTTTATGTAGATTGTAGTGCTGGAGGAGCTGTTGAATTATATCATAATAACTCTAATAAACTTCAAACAACTTCAGGTGGCATTAACGTAACTGGAACTACAACAGATGATGGTGCAGACCATGCTGGAGATGTTACATTCCAAGGTGACGGTGCTAATACTAATTGGGATAAGTCAGCAGATTCATTAATATTCAATGATAATGCTAAGGTTGTACTTGGTACTGGATCAGATTTACAGATATTCCATAATGGTACAAATAGCATCATGACAGATGCTTCAGGTGGCTTTAACTTTAAAGGTGCAGGTTTTAATATATTAAATGCTGCTGACGACGAATATATTGCAAGATTTCTACAAGATAGTTCATGTCAATTATATTATGACAGTGTAAAAGAGTTTGAAACTAAATCAGGTGGTGTAAAACTATATGGACACTCTGAATCAGTTATTACAGCGTTAACTTCTGCTGCATCAGTGACTATAGACTTTAGTTTATCTAACCACTTCTCATGTACAATGGGACATAATATAACCTTTAATAATCCTACAACTGAATCAGTCGGTCAGTCAGGTACAATTGTTCTCACACAAGATGGTACTGGATCTAGAACAGCATCATGGGGATCTCAATTCTTATGGGCTGGAGGTACAGCACCTACATTATCAACAGCCGCTAATGCTGTAGACAGAATAGACTACTTTGTAGCAGCAGCTGATAAGATACATTGTGTGGCTAGTTTAGGTATGGCATAATGTTTGATAGTTTAACGAGAATGGGTGCTAGTGGAGCTGGAGAAGCCTATGAAATTGAAAGATCTTTAAGATTCAATTCTGCTGATAGTGCTTATTTAACTTGGGATCCTAGCAGTGCAGGTAGTCGAAGAACTTGGACTATATCTTTTTGGACAAAAATTGCTGCAGTTGGTCATCAGCACTGCTTTTTTAGTATTGGACCTAGTAGCACTTCTAGAGTTCAATTTATGTTAGAAAGTAGTGGTAAACTAAATTTAGAAACTAATAATGGTAGTAGTACTGCTTCATGTCAATTAATGTCTGATGCTCGTTTTACTGATATAAGTGCATGGTATCACATAGTTGTAAAAATGGATACTACACAAGGAACAGCAGCTAATAGAGCAAAAATATTTGTTAATGGAGTTGATATTGTAGATCAACTAGGAACTGCTACTTACCCTGCAGAGAATGATGATCTTTACTTAGGATTGGACAATGGTAATCCGATATACATAGGGAAACGGAGTTATAGTAGTACTTACTTGCAGGGGTACATGGCTGAATTTCATTATATAGATGGAACAGCTTTAGATGCTGATAGTTTTGGTAAAACAGATTCAGCAACAGGAAAATGGATTCCTATAGAATATACAGGATCACATGGTACAAATGGTTCATATTTAAATTTCTCAGATAACTCAAATACTACATCAGGTACATTAGGAGACGATGATTCGGCAAATACGAATGATTGGACTCCTAATAACTTCTCGGTAGCAGCAGGTAATGGAAATGATTCTGTGGTTGATACACCTACTAATAACTATTGTGTTTTAGATTGTAAAGATGTTGGCACTGGAAGTATAACTAATGGTGGTTTAGAAACTAATTCTTCATCTGGATCTGGCAATAGTAATACCTTTGGAACAATTGGATTGAAGAGTGGTAAATGGTATTGCGAAGCAAAGCTTCTAGGAAGCGTGGGTGTTAGCTGTCAACTCCAGATATCTCCAAAAGATCACGATTCAGTATCTCATGACCTAGATAATAGTGCTTGGAGTTCTGGTACACAACAAGGAAAGTCATATGCTTTACACCTCCAATATGGAAACGGTTATCATTCCTCAGGTGGTGGTACTAATGTACTTGATTATGTCCCAGATGGTAGTATTGGCGATATTTTTATGATGGCATTTGATTTAGATAATAATAAGATCTGGTGGGGTAAAGATGGTACATGGGGTGATAATGGTGGAACAGGTAATCCTGCTACTGGAGCTAATGCTGCATATACTAATGTAGGTACAGCTACAGGGCAAACGAATGAAACTTGGTGTGTAAGTATTTGTGATGTAAATACACATCATATGTCAATTAACTTTGGCCAACAAGGATTTACCTATACACCACCAACAGGATTCAAGGCTATATGTGAGAAAAATTTACCTGAACCAACAATTAAAGATCCAAGTAAATACTTTAATACTGTTCTTTATACAGGTAATGGAAGTGATAACCGTACTGTCTCAGGAGTTGGATTTGATCCAGATTTAGTTTGGATAAAAAATAGAAATTCTACTAATTGGCATTCAATACAAGATACAGTAACAGGTATTACTTGGAATGGTGCTACTAACAGCAGAGATGCCTTTGGTAATAACTCAAATGTTA